TGCGGCGGCCTGAGACAGCATGCCGGCGGCCTCGGCATAGCCCGCGGCGCGCCCGCGCGCATCCGCGGCCATCCCGCCGAAGAGATCCGGCGCCTCGACATAGGTGCGGCCCATGGCGGCACGGAAGGCCTCTCCCGCGGCATCGCCGACCGCCGTGGCCGCCCCGGCGAACGGGTTCTCGACCCCGCCCAGCTCGACCGGGTCCAGCGTGCCGATGGAGAGGCCGCCCTCGCCGGTTGCCCAGTCGGGGAGATTGGACAGCGCCGCGTTCAGCCGGGTGATGAAGCGGTTGATGCGCGCCACCACACCGTTGATCATCGACTCGACGCCGTCGATCAGGGCATTCGCGGCCTGGAAGGCGAAGTCCCCGATGGCCTCCGGCAGCGCCCCCCAAGTCGCCTTCACCGCGTCGAACGCGCCGGAGAAGGTCGCGACGGTGCTGTTGCCCCAGCCGACCACAGCCTCCGTCGCGCCCTGCAGACCCTCGAAGATGCTGGCCTGCGCTGCGGCCCAGCCGGCCTCCACCCGCGCCCAGGCGGCGCCGGCGCGCAGCGCGATCCGGTCCCAGGCCTCCGCGGCCACGTCCTTCAGCAGATCGAGCGCCGCGCCGATGCCGCCCGTCGCTGCCACCAGCCGCGTGAACTGGTAGATCAGCTCGCCCGCGCCGACGATCAGCGCACCGATGCCGGTGCGGATCAGCGCCCCGCGCAGGACGACCAGCGCCGTGGCGAGACCGCGGACCGTCGTCGCGGCCAACGCGAGACGGACAACCATGCGCCCGGCGATGAACCCCGCGAAGGCCGCCGCGGTGCTGGCCACCCGCGCGAAATTGTCGATCAACAGGACGAACGCGTCCGAAAGGCCGGTGAAGACCCGCTGGATCGGCCCGCCGACCTCGCCCAGCCGGGCCAGCCCTTCGGCGGCGCTCTGCAGCGCCGGCGCGGCGGCGACGGCCAGCTGGTTCGACAGGCCCCGCCAGAGCAGACCCAGCCGCGAGATCGCGTCGTTGGTCTCCTCGATCCGGTCGGCGTCGGCGTCGCTGACCAGCACGCCGAAGCGGCGCAGCTCGTCGTTCGCCTGGCGCAGTTGCGCGGGTTCGAGCCGCTGGAAGGCCACGAAGGCGCGATCGCCGAAGAGCTGCGAGAAGAGCGCCGCCTGCTCGGAGGCCGCGGCATTGCTGCGGATCGCCTCGGTCACCCGCGCGATGCGCTGGTCGAGCGGCAGCGCGAGCAGCTCCGTCGCATTCAGCCCCAGCCGCCGGATCGCGTCGGCCGCAGGGCCGCTGCCATCGGCGGCGAAGAGCGAAAGGCGCCGGGTCAGGCGCGCAGAGCCGGCCTCGAGTTCGCGGAAGGTATTGCCCGACAGGTCCGCCGCACGCGCGAGCACCTGCACGCTCGCCGTGGTGGTGGCCAGCGACTGCGCGAGCTTGGCCTGCGCGTCGACGGTCTGGAGCCCCGAGCGGATCAGCGCCGCGCCCGCCGCCGTAGCTGCCGCGCCGACGACCCGGGCGATCCGCGTGGCCTGCCGCGCGAAGCGGGCGAGCCGGCGGTTGGCCGCCTCCATCTCGCGCGAGAGGCGCCGGAAGCCCTGCTGCCCGGCCTCGCCCACACCGCGCAGCGCATCCTTGACCTGCCGCCCGCCCGTCGCCGACAGGCGCACGCTCACACGTTTCTCGGCCATCAGTCAGCCCCCATGGCGCCGCCGTCCCCGCGCGACTCGTCGTTTCGTTTCTGCAGGGTCTCGACCACCACCGCCTCGACATGCGGGAGAAGCTCGGCGGCGGCGGCCAGCGGAACGCCGCGGACGCGGGCCATCGTCAGGAGCGCGGTCATGTCGAAGCCGATGACGCCGCCCATCGGCGCCAGCCGCAGCTGGCCGCCGGCCGCCTGCACCAGATCCCGCATCTGCCGACCCTCCAGCGTCAGCGGGCGCTCTTGCGTTTGCGGGCAGTCCGGGCACGGCCCTTGGCACCCTGCGCAGTACTCCGCGCCCCCGCCCCAGACCCAGGCTGCGAGGGCGCAGAGGCGTTTTTTTCCTGCTCCAGCAGCAGTCCTTTCTGGACGTAGCGGGTCTGGAACGCCTCGAAAATCGGCCAGATGTCCATCAGCGCCGGGATCGTCTCGGTCCCGGGCTCCACCGGATTGCCCCTCGCGTCGCCGACGCCGTCCCATTCCACGATCGCCAGCCGGGCCAGCGCGACCGCGAAAGGGATCGCCACCGCCTCGTCGGTCGCGCGCGAAATGGCCGCGTTTGCCTCCGCCTCAATGGCCTCGGGCGGCACGCTCTGCAGCGCCTCGACCACGTCGGGATCGCGGCGCGCCTCGGCCATCAGGGCGGTGGTGATCGGCAGGAGTTTCAGGCGCACGCCGCCGGGCATGTCGTGCCAGGCGGGTTTGCGGGTCATGTCGAGTCGGAGCATCAGTACAGGTCCACGTCGTTGATGAGGGTTGCGGTGGCCATGCGGCCGGTGCCGGGGTCACGCGCCGCCTGCCAGTCGAATGTCGCCTGGATGCCCTGCGGCCCGTCGATCCCGATCCGCGGGCGCGGCAGGTAGACGGCATGCGCAGTCAGCGTGAAGCTCTCGCCCGAGGGCAGCGCGTAGCCGAAAACCAGCTCGCAAGCCGCCCCGTCGATCGCCTGCTGCAGCAGCGTCTCGTCGGCGAAGCGGACCACCACGTTGCCGGTGAGCGCGGCGATGCCGGGCTCCACGCCGTCGATCTTGCCGTCGGCGCGGAGCGTCTCCACCCGGTCGAGGTTGTTGGCATAGGTGATCTCGGCGGAAACCACGTTGCCGAGCGCCGTGCCGTTGCGGGTGATCGCGCCGTTGAAATGCCCGAAGCGCTTCAGTTCCAGCGCTGCGGGTGTTCCGGCGCTGGTGGTCGTGCCCACCGTCTCGCCCTGCGCCACCAGTCGCGCGGTCGCGGTCAGCAGCCCCGAGCGCTGCATCTGCCAACTGATCTGGTCGAGCACGCATCCGGAATACATCGCATAGCGCGGCACTTCGGGCATGCCGGTCTCGATCGACAGGCTGGGCAGCGTCCACGACCCCGACTTGAACGCATGCGTCCAGGGTCCGGTGCCGGTCGTGGTCGGATCACCAAAGGCCGCCTTCAGCCAGAACCCGAACGCCTGCGCATCGATCGGCACGACCACCTCGCCGTCGGCCGTGACCGCATCCTTGATCGGCGCCAGCGGGTCGCGGCCGTAGCCGAGAAGCTCCGAGGTCAGCAGCGGCTGCTCGGCCCCCAGCGAGGTGCTGGCGAAGGGCATCTTCGTGAAACCGCCCACCGGCGGCGTTCCATAGGTCGTCTCGAACGCAAGCGCCATCTGCGCCCGCGCCCCCTGGGCTCGTGCCATGGTGGTTTCTCCTGTATGTGGAAACAGATGAGCTCCGAGAGGGCCGAAACTCGTAAAGGCAGAATTGAATGACGGACGAAAAACATCCCGTCTCCGGGTCCGGTGGCCGCTCGCATCTTGGCGCGGGCTCACGCATTACCGGCGAGCTCTCATTTCCCGGCACGGTCGAATTGCCCGGCTATGTCAAGGGGCGGGTGGAAGCGTCCTCGATCATCATCGAGGAGACGGGCGAGGTTGAGGGCGAGCTTGAGGCCGCCCGCATTGCCATCAAGGGGCAATTCAATGGTCAGATCACGGGTGGTACGGTCCAACTGCATACCAGCGCGCGTATGGTCGGCGACATCACCTATGACAGCCTGAGAATCGACAGCGGCGCGAAGCTGGAGGGGCAATGCACCCCCCGAGCCCCGAACAGGGATGCGAAATCGGCTGATCAGCCCAGCGGATCAGACGTGGAATAGTGCAGAACGACCAGGATCACCGCGGCCTTCAGGCTTGCCGCGCCCTCGACCGGCAGATCCACCGGGCGCGGCGCTTCCGCCTCGACCCAGTCGCAGAGGCCGCCCAGCGTGCGGTCGGCGGCGATCGCCGCGCCGATGCCGGCGGTCAGGGTGTCGAAGGCGGCGTCACGGTCGGCGCTCTGCACGACCGCCTCGATCTCGGCGCGGTGCTGGTAGTGGTAGCTCAGGGGCGACAGCGTCACCTCGGGCTCCCCCGGTTCGCCGTCGCGCAGGATCAGCAGGCCACTGGCCGGGATTCGCTCGGGCAGGACCTCACCGCGCAGGGCGGTGGCGGGCAGCGCCGAGAGCCGCACGTGCAGCGCGGTGAGGATGGTTTCGCGAGAGCTGGGCATTGTCTTTTTAGTTTCACATCTTCACGAAGCGGTGGGGGCACTTTTACATGTACTGGTCAGTCCATGTTCGATCGAAGGGAAACCACTATCCACGAGCGCAATATACACGAGTGGCCAACCGTAGTTCCGTCAAGTAGCCACAGCACATCAGACATGTAAAGATAGGCAAAA